CTATAGAGATATGTTGGCCGGAAAAGAACAAGACCTTGTAAACAATGCCATTCAAAGATCCATGTCATCGGGAAATTCTCCAAGAGATGCGCTTGTCCTTGAGGGATTTCCAAAGGAAAAAATTACTCCAGAACTTGAAAAAACTTTCAAGAAAATAGTCGAAGGAACAAACCCCGACGGAACCGTCACGAGCGCAGCGATAAAAGAATATCAAAACCTCAAAAAGCTAGTTCCGGCAGAAGGCTCCCTCTACACCATCGATCTGCCAGATCCCGCGATTGCTCGAATGCTGGATTGGGATCGTCCCTTTAGCCAGCAGCCGGAATCTGCGCGCAGAGCATTGCAGGACGCTGGCGTGGTTGGCAGAGATGACTGGCTTATTAGCGGAATGAAAGGGCGCGAGATTTACAATCGCGCTTCTTTCGGCGCACCCACAAGGCTACCGTTAAAACAGCAAGACGATCAGATTTATGCATCTCAGCGCTTGCGCGAGGCAGGCATCCCCGGCATCCGCTACCTCGACCAAGGCTCTCGCGGGACCGGCGCAGGAACCAGCAACTTCGTAGTCTTTCCTGGCGAGGAAGATCTGCTGCGAATCCTGAGCGTTAACGGCGGCCTTCTCTCGCCTTAACGCGCCCGACGCGCAATCAGATCCAGCACCTCGCGGTCGCCCGCCTGCTCCGCGGTAGGCGCGAACAGAGCGCGATTTCTCTCCACCGCGCCCACGCGGGGCTCGCATAGGTAGTACACCGCCAGGGATTTGCGGTATTGCCCCGGCGGGCAGGTGATCGGCTCGGGCAGACCATGCCATGCATTCGTGGTGTCGAAGATCACGGCGCGGTTAAAGAGGGGCGCGATGGAGCGCACCAGATTCCCAGGCTTGCCGCCGTCGTCGCTCCACAGGCCCAGTGCGCCACCCCACGACTGATCCCAGTCAGGGTTCAGGTAAACGATCAGGTTCAGCCGGCGCTCAAGGCCCAGCTTGGGGTGGATGCTGTAGTCCAGGTGCGTGTTGAGCTTCCCGCCGCGCCCGTGGATGTGCAGACCGCCGCCGTGAAGGCCGTGATCCGGGTAGAGCTTGCAGTGCGTGAGGCGCTCGAAGATCCTCAAGCACTCGCGTGAATTGATGTCCTCGAAGAACTTGTACATTGCCGGCGTGAAGGCGTGCCAGTTGTTGCAGGTCTTCTTTACCTCGATGGCGTTGTCGTAGGTATGCCAGGCGCTGCTGTCGTAGTCGGGGAAGCTGCCGGCCAGCTGGTGAGCCAAAGCGTCATCAAAAAAGTCGTCCAGCACCAGATGCGGGAACGGGTCGAGGCTTTCCCAATGGTTCGCGTTTGTCATTGCTTTACGCCATAGGCGGCGATCAGGACGGCATCGCTGCGGCCGTCATCCTTGACGCGAGAGAACATATCGGCGTGCTCGGGGAACAGCTGGGCGGCGCGATAGCGCGATCCATCCTTTCCCTGGGGCACGTCCAGCGCCTTCTGCCAGGTGCGCGGCGGGATCGTCGTGGTGGGCACCTCGCAGGCCGCCAGTATCCCAAGGACTACACCCAGAGACTGGCCCATGCTAAACATCGACGTGACGCCCTGGCCTGGCATGGCGTTAAGGCGCTCAAGGTAGGCGGCGTCTGCTTTAGCGCCGCGAATAATGAGGGACAGAGACTGCGCATTCACCATGCGCTTAGTTTTGTTGTTGCGCTCCAGTGTCACGGTGGGCATATCGTGGATCTGCAGCAGCTGCCCGTCCACGATCAGCGCGATCGCGCCGTTTAGTCCGACGTCAATGCCAAGGACTCTCACACCCTAGAGGCCACCGAATCCGCGGCCTCTGAGAGCGTTTTAAGGCGCGCGGCTATGAGGGCATCGACTGACTGCTCTAAGCGCTTTACGGACCCGTATAGGGGCTCCGTGACGCCGTTAGACCAGCGGCTGACCTGCGCCTGGTCGATCTCCGCCACCCGGCAGACGTCGCTCATGCGAAACCCTGCCGATTCGGCTTTGCCCTTGATGTCAGAAATTGCTTGTTGCGCCGCTGTAGTCATGCATAAAATTCTAAGCTGTTGATGACTAAGCGGTCAAAAAGAGGGGCGAGGTGTGACCCCCGCCCCGAAGGATGGCAACTGCGGGGAGACACCGCAGCTGGGCGCGGGTAACTGATAACCACGCCCGGAGCTGATTCTAGACGGGTAATAGTTGACTGAACTGTAGGGGAGTTGACAAGTTGTGCAATAAGCGCATAATTCATTCATCAACAACGCAACTTCTCTAAGGAGCTCTCCATGTTCTCTACCAACCAAATCGTCAAGGGCAAGGTCGCTGGCACCTTCGTCATCCTTGCCCTGCGTAACGTCGGCGGCGTGTCCTATGCGCAGCTCAAGGAAATCTGCCCGGTCACGGGCAAGGCTCGCCGCGGCGAGATCTGCTTGCCCGTCGATGCCCTTCGCCTCGCCGCCTAACAAGATCCGGCCCCTCGGGGCCTTCACTTGGAGACCACAAAATGCAAACCACCAAACGATTCGCCCGCACTCTTGAAGAAGCCTTCGGCCCCTACGCTCGCGGCGGCATCTACGAAAAGCCGGCCGAGTTCACTTTGGCCGACAAGGTCATCACCGGCCTTTGCGGCGTGATCCTCTTTGGCCTTCTGATTGCAATCGTCGGGGGGTGGCTGTAATGCACGACAAGCTAAACGCCGAGATCGACAAGATCGTCGCGGGGATGGCGCCGCCGCAGAACTCCATCGGGATGCTCTCCACCGATGACGTCGTGCGCATGGTTCGCAAGGCCGCGACGCAAGGCGCAATGGCCGGCTGGGTGGCCGGCGAGAGAACGGCGCGCTCGCACTGGGGCCGCGAGATGGACAAGCTGCGCGAGCGCATCAAGCAGCTGGAGATGGACCAGATCGCGGGGGCGAGATGAGCCGCGAACAAGTGATCCGCATGGCGCGGCAGGCGTGGGGAGACGATAGCGGCAAGCCTTGGAGTGACGCTGCTTTGATTCACCTTGAGGCCTTCGCCGCCCTTGTCGCCGCAGCCGAGCGCGAGCGCCTGCATAACAAATTTATGGAGATTCATAACAGCCAGCAGCACAGTAACAATTATTGGCACTTTGCGGCTCGCAAAATTTTGGAGGAAGCATGATCCTAACCTTCACCCTCCTGATCCTCTTCGTGTCAATGCTGGCACTAATGCCGATCATGCTGGACCCTGACTTGCGGCAGAACTTGAAGTTCTGGAGCATTGTCGCCGCCGCGTTGTCTCTTCCGTGGATTCTTTTTGAGGCGATCAAATGAAATGCAACTGCCACCCGCAATCGCCGTTTCTCTGGCGTAAGAACAAGCGCCCGAGCATCTTCGTGCAGACCAACGTGAACCAGCACTCGGCCAAGCAGTCCGCATTCGTGGAGCGCGAGCGCCAGGCTGGCCGCGACATTGCCCATATCCCGGGCCTGAGCAAAGCCAGCAATGCGCAGCGCATCCTGGATGTGCGCCGATTCACCATCTACAGCAAAGCATGAAGCGAGGCCACCGCATCGCGCAAGTGCGAAGCATCCTGCGCCAGGCGGAAGACGGCATGACGGTCAGCCAGCTGTCGTACCGCACGGAGCTGGACAGGCCGCACCTATCGAGGATCTTGAACAAGATGCCAGACGCCTACATAGACCGCTGGATCAAGCACACGCGCACCTACGAGGCGGTCTGGGCCGTCGTGGTGCCGCCGGAGAACTGCCCTAAACCTAACGTCAAAAACTGAGAGAACAACATGGAACGACTAAGCCACGAAGAAGTCTTGGACCTGCTAAAGGACACGCTGATTTTCAAGAACACGCCGGACAAGATGCGCCCGATGCTGATGGTTAGCGTGATGGATCTGTCCGACGAGATCCAGGATGAGCTTGAGCGCCGTAACGCTCACGAGCCTGACGAAGCGTTTTATGAGCGCGGCCTGCAGATGTGGAAGAACCTCGGGCTGGACAAGGTATGACGCGGGACGAGGTCATCGCCGCCCACGCGAAGCGTCTGGCTCTGGAGCTTGAATGCCTGCTGCTCTCTTGCGAAGAGACAGCGGTAGTTAGCAAATGGTGGGCATCAGCACACCAGGCACTAGGTGAATATCAAGACGACATCGACAGGCTGTATCCGCAGGATCACGTTAGCCCGCTAGGGAAGGATTAATTAATGCACGACACAGAACGCCAAACCATGCGCGAGCACATCGTTTTCCTGGGCACGCAGCTGGAGAACGAACGCCACCGCTCGAAAGAGAAAACCGATTTCCTGCGCCGGCTGCTGCACCCCGAGGATCTGGGTCACGCCGTAACGCCAGAAGTTCGGAAATTGGCCTACGCAATCATCAATAACGAATTTAACGAACAGCGCGATCAGGAGAACAAGAAGTGACGCCGCTACAGGAGTTTGTAAAGAACCGCTGCGTGATGCACGAGGGCTGCTGGGAATGGGTCGGCGCCGTTCAGCCGCATGGCAACACGCCGACAATGCGCCATAACGGCCGCGTCGCTGGCGTGCGGCGTTTCCTCGCAATCGACATGGGTAAAGAGGTCAAGGGAAAGATCGTCACGCACAAGTGCGGCAACCCTGCCTGCGTGAACCCCGAGCACCTGGCGGTTATCACCCGCGGCAAGCTGCAAAAGCGCATCGCCGGCGAGCGCAGCTACAAGACGAACCCCCTGCGCCAGAAGAAGATCGCGGATAAGGCGCGCGAGAACTCAAAGCTGAATCTGAGCATCGTCGAGCAGATCCGCGCCGCGGACGGCTCGCAGCGCAAGATCGCCGCCGAGTACGGAATCACGCAGGCCACCGTGAGCTGCATCAAGACCGGGCGCACCTGGCGCGATTACAGCAATCCTTTCTCGGCCATCGTTGTAGCACTAACAAGATGAACCAATTAATCCTACGCCCCTCCGCCGCCTCGCGCTGGCTCGCCTGCCCGGCAAGCGTCAGGCTGTCCAAGGACATCCCCGAGCAGCCATCAGGCGATGCAGCAATGGCCGGCACGGCCATCCATGCGCTGGCCGAGACCTGCTACCTCCTGGGCGATAAGCCGCTGTACAGCCTAGGCAAGACTGTCGAAGGCGTCGTGATGGCGCAGTGGCACGTCGACATGGCGCAGCAGCACCTGGACGCGATCCTCGAGATCGAGGACTTCGTCGGCGCTGAGAACGTCAAGGTCGAGGAGCGCGTGCTGTACGCAGACTGGGACACCGTTCTGCTGCGCGGAACGGCTGAC